TGTTTTTACTAATTCCTCTATGTTGTTTGATATAGTTTTTTGCGGACTTCCCTTTTGTAGTGGCATTTTAATTCACTTCCTTTAATTCGTTAAATAACGTTGTTTTACTCTTCTCTCAAAGTATTCTGAAACTGTTTCATTTGGCATTGGTGAATTACTAAAAATATCTGTTTTAAGATTGTTAAATTGCTCTTGCGGAATATTTATTTCTAAGTGAGTAGTATTTGCTATTCTTTCATTTTCAAGCTGTGCTAATTCTATATACCACTCATGAGGAATATTTTCTTTTGCTTCTATTCTTCGATTAATTGCTTCTTTTATTTCCTCTATACGCTGTTCTATCCATATAAAATGAGGTGTTATTCCTAATGGTGGTTTTTTACACATGGTGTTATTTATATGATCCCTTGCTTCATGCCCAAGTATTTCGGCTTGTATATCTTCAATAGTCAAAAGGTTTTTCTTTGATTTAGTTTCAAAGCTTTTAATTATTCCAAACAATTTATAATTTATAACAAAAGTATTTTCTTTTTCATCTCCACCAGATACAGGATAATTACTTTTGGGTTCTATTGTTATATGTTCAAAAATTTCATCATCAATCATTTACCTCTTCCCCTTTCTATTTGTCCACATATTATAAGCAGTATATATAATTAAGATAACTCCTATGATGTCTAATATTGATAGTAGAGTAATACATATTAACATGGAGTTCACCTCTGCTAAATTATAGTTACTTGATATCCATACAAAGAAGGTATTTTCTTTTCTAAGTTTTGTATTTGGTCAATTGTCTTTGCAATTTTCTCAAAAGTCATTTTATATTCTCACCTTCTTTTGGGTATAAAAATAACACCTACGATTGTAAGTGTTTATTCTTTAATTTCCTTTAGCAGTTCCTTTATATCTTCTTGGTCAGTACCATTTATCCAGATAACTTTTTGAGTTTTACTATCTAGAATGTTGCCAAAATCATATTCTTTATTATTTTCAATTATTTTGACTATTTCTTCTTTAGTATCAGCACTATTAATAAAATCTCCAGCCCCACCATATTTATCATATGGTTTAAACATAAATACTAAATATCTCTTCATATTTTGCCTCCATTTATGAAACTCATTATTTCAATGTACACATCATCATAATTAAAATCACCATATTCTTTGGTTGAAAATATTATTTTACCGTCTTGCCATATGCTTATAAAGAAATTACTTTCAATGCCATTTTCTAATTTTTCTAATACTTTGGTTAGATCTTCTGATATTGTTGTTGTAAATTCTCCAAAACATTCTACAGATTGATACAATAGCATAATCTCTCTCCTTTATTATTCATAATCTAATTTTGGTATCTCTCTCCAATAAGTCCCCTTTATTCCTCTACCGCCATTTTTCCATGCAAAGCCTATTGTTTTATATTCTCCAATAGAGCCTTTATAAATTCCTAAATATTTTATATCGTAAGATGGGCGCTCTTTTCCAGTGGCAATCAATACAGCAATATCTAAAATAGGTAAGTATTCTGTTGACGAAACATATTTATTTTGATTATCTTCTATTGGTTCTATATTGAAATAAGAAATTACCTTTTCGGTCAAAAGGAATAAATCTTTATCAGTTTTAACCACTAAATGTTTAATATTACGAATATATTTTTCTTCTATTATTTTCCCGTCTATTAAATCATTAATACTGAAATATCCTCCTGTTGCAAAACTAATAATTTTAATTTCATCACCAACATTAAATTTTTTAGTTACATTTCTTCTTTCCATAATCTCTCTCCTTTTAATTTCGCAAAAGGTTCATTTAGCGAAATAATTATACACATTATTCATTTTTAAAAGTATTTTCCTATAGATTTTTGATACTTTTATTCATTTATGCAATAATAATTGAATATTTATACTGTTTATTTGTGTATATTATTCATCTTTAATTAAAGATTTATGATTTTCAGAAAATTTATCTATAATATTAATTAATTTATTCAACGTTCCAGTGATTGTATATTCTAATCCATAAATATTCATTGGAGTATATTCTTCTATAATTAAACCATATGACCAATCCAAACTATCTTTATTGGCAATATTGCATTGATGAATTAAATATTTGTTTTTTAAAATACTATAAACTTTTTCTATACTTTCTTTGCAAAACCCTAACAATTCATATTTATCATGGAATCCCTCGCCACCATCATATTGATAAAATGTAACTTTAATTCCTATGCTTTTATTCATTTAAACCCCTTCTTTCAATTGCATTATACTCTCAAATTGTTTTTTACTCATCCATTGTATTTTACCATTATAATAAACTTTGTGAGGAAACTTAACAAAATCTAGCCTCACTACTATTTCGCTGTAACATCTGCAATTAGGCGCACAACCTGCATGATACTTGCCTAACTTAGACCTTTGTCTTATTAAAGCTTCTGGACTAGGTGGGTTGTTCCAATTAATTAAAACATCTTCCATATGATCGTGACTTTTTCTTACTCTAACATCATCTGACGTACGCCATATGTACCAATTAAGTCCTAAGTTTTGGCTTCTAGCTTGATTCAGTGCCGAATCAGTTTTACTTGTTTCTGTTCTAGCAATTAAATCAGCTTTATTCTTAAGCATTTCTGGGAATCTAGATTGTAAATCTTCTGCTATTTCTGAAGACCTTCTGCCTTCCATTGTTTCTCTAGCTACTATATCAGTTATTTCAATTCTTATTCTTTCTGGCATACTTTTAATTAATCTTGAATTTCTGTCTGTTTGTTCTTTTAAAGCAATTCCAATAGGTGAATTAAATTCTTGCTTTAATGCTTCATATATCTCTCTGCCTTTTGAATTAACTCTCGCTGCTGTTCTCCATGTTTTTCCTGCATCTGTGAATACTCCTGTTACCATTTTCTTAGCTGTAGCTTCTGCATATTGATTAAATTCTTTGCTTTTGGAAAACTCTTTTAAAGTCTTAAGTATGTCTTCTAACCCTGTTACCTTCTTAAGCTTATCTTCCAGCTTCCTCATGAGTTGTCTTAATCTTCTTTGATAAAGTAGTTCAATGCGTCGTTTAGGCTTCCACAAGTCCTTTGCGGTGTCTTTCTTAGGTATCATTGATTACCACCCACGCTTTTTCTTTAAATCTTCCAGTATTCTTTTGTGGTCTTCTTCATCGCTAAGAATCTCTTTAAGCTTTGCTGCTGCTTCCCAGTCTCCTTGTTGTATGCTTCTATCTATATCAGCTTTATATTGATCTATTGCTTCTTGTTCTGCTAATATTTCAGCATTTAAACTGTTTGGGTCTGTATCCATCGAATAAAGGCTATCATTGCTATATGGAATGTAGTCATCGTTTAATAACGGCATATCGCCTATATCTTTGCTTATTTCACTATCCGCATTGTCTATGTCTTCATCTGTTATATTGGTAAACATTCCAGTGCTATCTGACATTTGTCTTAATTCTTTTACACCTACTTTTTGGCTTATTAAGCCTGCGTTATAGGCATTTATTATTGTATTGGACTTCTTATCTACTATACTCGCCAAGTCATCATCTGAAGGTGTCTCCATAGGGTTAAATATATAATCTAAATCGTCTGGTATCGCCCCAAACTCTGAAACAAACATAATAGGTAATAGCTTATCTAAAACTGGTTCTAATAATGCTGATTGCTTTTGTTCTACTGTGTTATAGTAGTTTTGCATATCGCTTTCACCAGTTGCATTCATCCCTTGAGGGCTTCTTCCAAATAATTTAGTTACTGGCATTTCTGCGGCTCCTGCAACATCTAGCATAAAGGATTCGTAAATGTCATTTAATCCACTAAAGGTATATTGATAATTTTGAAATTCATCATCTTTTCCAAGGATTAAAGCTCCCATACTAGATTTAAGCATATTCTGTACAGTCATAGATTTATATAAATCTTGTTGTGCATGTTCATCACCTACTGCAAACAATTCGCCTAATCCATCTAATTTAAACACACTTAGATTAGCCATAAATACTAATTGTGCTATATTCCAGCTTGTATTATCTCTCTTCTTAAGTTCATCGAATACAATTTCAAATTCACTCGAGCCCCACTGTTGCTCTGTGTATCTTTCTATTGGTGGCAATTCTCTTCCTGTGAATCTCAATACCCTTGAATGATGTACTCTTACTGTAAAATCATCTGTTACCCAAGAATAATATTCAGGCAATCCAAAATCTGGGCTTGTTACATCAGATATTAATTCCCCCATAGGTGTAAGACCTATCCATCTGTCACTTACAATTAAGCCTTTGAATGAACCTGGCATGATAGTATCATAATCTAAAGGCTGGTCAAGTATATCTTCATGGCCTTCTATTATTACAACCGCTCCAGCGCCTCCATATAGCCTTCCAAGTTTTAAGC